CAAAGCACAAAAAGAAACTTCAAACACCATACAATACGACAAATCCCCTTATTATTATAATGAAGAAGCAGATACATATATAACTTTTATTCGTGCTGCAGGTGAAAATATGGTTATTAATGGTGATATGCACCGAGCCATGAAGTCTGCATACTCTAATATGGCAAGCAAGGGTGCTACTATTAATGAAATAGCACGAGAGTTTAACTTTCCTCGTGCTTATTTTGATGAATACCGTAGAGTTCATTGTTGGACTCATGATATGTTACCATATACAGACGAAGAAGTTATGGGTGAGAACAATGATGAGTTGGTTGCCGACCTAATTCTTCGCAATCGTCGTGAGATTCACAAACAATACGAGAAGAAAAAGTGGAAGGAGATAGAACAGGCCGCTGAGAAATGGTTTAATTTTGAAGATACTTACAAAGGGATGATTGGTGACTTGCAAAAAGCACCTAAGAAAGTGCCTAAAGCAAAACTTGCCGATGCTAAAGAGCCGTTTTGTGTTGTTATGTCTCCCACTGATTTTCATTGGGGTAAGCATGGTTGGGTTGATGAAGTCGGTGAAACCTATAACTTTGAGGAGGCTCGTTCCCGTTTGCTTGAAAGAACAAATGAAATTATTTCATGGTTGCCAGCTCGCCCTGATAAAATAATACTTGCTACTGGTTCAGATTGGTTTCATGTTGATAATGACTTAGGAATGACTACTCGGGGAACGCCACAAGATATGTGCGGAAGCCCAGCACAAATATTGATTACAGGTTGCCAATTGGCTCGTGAGCATATTGATATACTAAGGCAAGTTGCACCTGTTGAAGTGGCATTTATGGCTGGAAACCATGACCGGCATAGTGCAATTGCTTTAATGTTATACTTATCGGCGGCATATGAAGATGTTGACGATGTTGAAGTTCAATTAAATCCAAAAACAAGACATTACACCCAATATGGGGCAACATTGATTGGGTTTAATCATGGTGATTCAGTTAAAAAGGAGAAACTTCCTACATTAATGTCAAAAGAGCAACGAGTTCTTTGGGGTAAAACTGAATCCCACATTTGGTTCACAGGACATTTGCACCACCAAGTATTATATGAGATGGATGGAGGATTAGTTATTCAACTCCCCTCTTTGGCTGGCCATGACCGTTACCACTACCGAGCAGGTTACACAACAGCAAAGGCTGGTCTTGCAGCACACATAATTGATAAAGAACTTGGGTTAATTGGTAGTATATTTAGTCCGGTGAGGCATACATGACAATAGGGGCTGGTATTGTTTGGTCTGTTGAAAGAAAGTGTCGGGAGTGCGGCTTTACAGCTGTATGCCGATATACTTCTCATAGAAAATGGTGTAAAAAATTAAGTAAAAGAGTATATTGTGGCACTATGAGGGTAGTGCGTTATCCGGAGGAAGAAGAATGAAAATAGGAGAAACTTTATCGTTAAAGAGAAGTAAGAAAGACCCCAAGTATTTTTATCAATGGCTTGGTTATTCATGGGGTGAGCACATTGAAGATTGGATGAAACTTTACGGTGAAAGAGGAGATTCTATTGTTCATAGGGTTTGTATTATCGCACCACGAGACCACTCAAAATCCACCACACTAAGGGTAGCAGTGCTTTGGTCTTGTCTATTTGAAAAGTGGCGCAACAAACCATTTACCACTTGGTTGTTTTCTGCAAGTAAAGACCTTGCTATGCGCCGATTAGAAGAAATTAGGGAGGATATGAAAAGGCATCCACAACTTCGCAGTTTAATTGACCCAAGAAGGGGTAATAAACACGCAATTCATTTTACAAACGGTTCTTGGATTAGAGCAACCGGTGTAGGGGCGGCTATTCGAGGTGAGCACCCAGCCCGTATTGTTTTTGACGATGTATTGGATGATATAGGCGACCAATCCCCAAATAACCTTAGACATTGGTTTAGGAAGAAAATCACCCCTATGTTATCCCCACAAACTTCAATTTTCGTAGTGGGAACACCTATGGCTATGACTGACCTTTACCATACGGAGATGCTATCAAATGATGTTTGGAAAAGCACCATTACATCTGCAATCCCTAATTGGGAGGAACATAAGGCGGATAATACAGTTAAGCCTATTGCACTTTGGGAGGCGGAAAGACCTATTGCCTTCCTAATGGAACAACGAGCCGCTATCGGTGAATTGGCATTTACCCAAGAATATTTATGTAAGGTTGTTGATGATGAAGCTCAAGCATTCCGTAGGGAACACACTCGAGCGCATATGGACACTAATGATGTAATCCACTGGGATAACAAAGAGGAAGGTAAATATATGATAGGCTTTGACCCATCTCAAGGATTGGGGCAAGATTATACCGTTATGGTTGTCTTGCGCCAAGATGCACAAGGGTTTGTTCACTTTGTTAATATGTGGCGTAGGAATGACTTCGCACCGGATAAACAAGCCGAGATGTTAGGCGAGTGGTCTAAAAAATATAAAAGCCCTATCGCTGCAGAAGATGTTGGATTTCAAAGACTCTATGAATCCCTATTAGTGCAAAAGGGGATAACGGTTGATTATCGCCAAAGCAAGGTTTCAAATCGTGCATTAAAGCAGGCATTGATGAATCGTCTTCGAGTTTGGTTCGAGCAAAAGAAAGTAATATTCCCCTATGGCGACGATGCAACTCGTAGGGTTGTAAATGTCATATTAGAAGAATTAGACCACCATGTATGGAAGGAAGGGCTTATTACTGATGTGGGCAAGCATAATGATACGGTTATGGCATTTGCTCACGCAATAGACCAAATGACACATATTGATTCTGGGAGATTGCCTATGGCTACAAGAAAAGTCTCAGGAACTTCATGGGGCGGCAATTCATCGGGTTCGGGAAGATTTGTTATTTTCGGCGATTAATATCTCAATATCCAAAGAGTCACACTCCGGACATTGAAACTCGTAATAAAGCGAGGAACTCTCTAATTCAAATACAGCCCCCGTTATTACCCACCTCTCTCCATTATAATTGCAGATTGAGCATTTCAACATGGCTAATGATAGACCATGAGCTTATTTAGAATATGTTACTTTTTGAAAAAATTAAGAAAAATTGAGCGAGGTGGTGGGCGTTCGAGATGGGCGTTATATTGGAGTTTTTGGTGCATCCTTTATAGGTGGGCATCACCACCATTCGCTATGGGCGAACCAAATTGGACACATACTATGTGTGATGCGATTCGGATTTGTTCTATGGGTGATACCATGATTGAAATGATATTGGTAATTATCGCACTTTTGAAAAGTGTCATAGTTACAAAAACAATAGGAATAGTAGGTATAGCGGCAATTGTTGCTATGAATACGGTAAAAGGGAAAGAACCAATTAGAACGGACAAAGCATGGTATAAAATGCGTGTTTTGGACTATCTAAACGGTATAATGAACATCATGGATAATATCCATGCTAACGGGTGGACAAAGTATCAAACTATGACCATTGGCGTTCAATATGCAAAGGTTGAATTGGTATTGGTTAGGGCTATGTTGAAAGCCTATTTGGCTATGGCAAAGGTTCAAAATTGGACTTTAGCGGTTGATGTGTGCCCTAATACGGCATCATCACCGGTGGCCAAACTAAACGCTATGATAGCAACATTGATTGATATGTCAATGACCGATGATGAAAAGAATGCTATGCTAATTAGTCAATTAGAAAAGCAAATGGCAAAGGATGCAAAAGCATTGAAAGCATTGTTGGCAAAGGGCAAAGGTGGTGCGGGCAAAAAGGAATGATAGGTGACTATCATACGGTGCAAATCCGTTAGAATGTGGTTAGGGTCGCACACCACCGCCAAAGTGCGACCACCTACGGGAAAGGGTAGGGCAAACGGAATGGTTTGCACACCCCCCGAATATGGATAACAAAGCCAAACCCAAAGCCAAACTAAAGACCGTCATGCAATCATGGTTTTCGTATGATGCCATGATGCAAACTAACATTGAAATGGATGCCACCTATGACATTCATTCAATACCAACCCTAACCTTTGGATATACCAATGGTGATGATATAGAACCGGCGCAAATACACCGTATGGTTGCGTCTATTGGCCACCGATTAGCAAAGACGCAACAACCTACCACCGATGAAAACGGGGATGAATGCGACCAATGTATGACCCATCACATTGACGGGGAATTATGCAATCAATCATCATGCGACCATGATTATGATATTTTAGAATCCATTGATGGATGGGTTTCATGTCAATGGTGTGGATTTGAAAGGGGATTGGATGCCGATGATTTTCATGTTGAATATGACCCAACCGACAAAGACGAATATTGAAAGGATTGATTGAAATGATACTACCTAACAAAACAAATGAAA